TTATCTCCTCTAAAACCTTTAACTGGATGCCAAATTAAATTATATAAACTCTCATTTTGTAAACAAATACGTTTAAAGTCTGCTTCTAATGACGCTTGATACTGAACAGCTTCAGACCATATGTCACATGTTGAATGAGTTGGATAATATAAACCACCTTGATCAATACCAATAATTGACCAGTCATTTAACAATTCTTTCATTGCATCTAATTTTTCTAAATTACCCATAACTCGAATTCTTCGATAATCAATAATATGAATACGATCTTCAATACGTCCTCCAAGAACCATAACGGTGTAATCATTCTTTTCTCTAACACCTGCTGATAGATCTACACCTACTCCTAACGTATCAAATTCAGTTGATATTTCTGCTTTAACAATTAACTCTGGTGCTAACGATAATTCGTTTTGTCGAACGACTTTATTCATGTACTGAAAAGAGAAAGCAATAGGCGATTGACGTTTCTTTTCTTTTAAATATTCCAAAGACCACATTTCAGGCCAATAAGATTTTTCTTCACCTGTTATAGGATCATTCAAAATTGCAGAAAGAACAATCTGAGTCCAATTATTTTGTTCGTTAAAAGTAGTTGAATGAATATCATCATGTCTAAATCGAGTACCAAGACAAATAGCTCTACCTCCTTCAAACATTGTTGGAGCAATAACTGCATTCCAATTCTCCTGCATCGTTTTACGAATATCAGGATTAGCAATATCAGCAGCTGATTTAATAGCGTCATCTATCATTACGAGATGAGAACGCTTAGATGTAACAGAACCTTTTAGTCCAGCAGCACATAAAGTAAATTGTTCTTCACCAGTTGTATCTATACCTGCAAATTTATGATCAATTGACCAGTACTCATTACTTGTAACGTTTTTAAGTAGACGTACTTTAGGAAATACTTCTTGGTATCTTTTACTTTCAATAATACGCTTAATCGTTGCTGATTTAGAACGAGCAATATCAACTGTATAAGAGAGATAAAGAATTTGTAATGGAAGACCAGCTTGTGTATGAATACCAATAGCCCATGCTGTTAATAAACCAAGAACAGTTGATTTCGCAGAACCACGAGGAGCTAATAGATCTACATTTGGTCCAGCAATTTTTATTAAACAACTACTATCTTCATTTGTTATAAAATTTCTATTCCATTCTTTATGGTGATATGCAGGAGGTTTATCAGCTACATAATCACAAAAATAACCAAAGTCATCTCTTGCTTTTTCTAATGCAATTAAATTTTTAGGTTTCTTTATTTGTTGATTGCGTGCAGCAGCCTTCGCATTACGTCTATATGCAAGATGAGTATATGAAGGCACAAGAAGTAATCAACGTATTACTTTAATCATAACTAATAAATTATTTTAAACATGACGACCTGCATCATCAATCTCTGCAGGATGTTTTTGAATTTCAGCTTTCCTTATTTTTTTTTTGCTCTTTATATTGTTTAGCTTTTTCTAGAGCTGCTTTGCGTTTATCTTTATCTGACATTTTAGTTCCGTCCTCTTTTTTAGCGTTTTTGTTTTTGTAATACTCAACAAGTTGAGGGGGCATTTTACCTTTAGCCATTAGCCTTGTCCTCCTTGTGCCATTTTACTTGCTAATAAAAGTTCTTTTCTAAGTTGTTTAACTTGCTCAGAAATTTGATTTACAGCACCTGGTTGATTTGTTGGATTATTAGGAGATTGTCCAGAATAGTTCATACCATAATTTGCCATATCTTGATTAACTCTTACAGCACTACCAGGCATAAAGTTGATACCTCCACTTTGAGGTGGTGGAATTTGTCCTGAACTAAGTTCCTGTTGTGGGTTATCTCCTTCTCTTCTGCCACCTGTTTGCTCTCTAAATTCTTCAGCATTAAAAAACTCATCACTAGGAGAAGAACCCATTGGATCTTCCATTTGAGTTTCTCCTAGATATGAATCAAATTTTGCTACATCTGGAGTATCAACCGAAGCCTTGGGTCTATCTTTTTTTTTATTTAGTTGAGCAGCTGACATTCTTCTTTCTAAAACTTATTTCTATATTTTAACTGAACTATTCTTCTAGTTGCATTCTTGCCCAAACACTCATTGTTGCTTCTTCTAAAGGTATTTCAATTGGATCATCTTTAAAGATAAACATTAATTCTCTAATAGCTCTATCTGCACCAGCCATTAATAATCCTTTTCTATCTTTTGTACTTGTAAATTTATCTACTTGATCTATATGACCACGTACTTCTTTTTGCATTGAAGCAATACGTGCAACTCCTGCATCACGTTTAACCAAACCTGTTTCTACATCGGCTCTTAATTTACGAATATCTTCTTGCATCTCGTCTATTTCATATAGCAATTTCTTTCGATGATCAGGTTTTGTATAATTTTCTTTAAGCCAAAGATCACAAGCCGTTATGCTTCCTTGATAACCAAGAAAACGAGCATACAAATATATCTCAATAATTGAGTAGTTTTCAGAAGCAAAGGAACAAAAAGATTCTTGGATTGATGAATCTAAATTATCAACCCAATTATTGAAAAGATCAATATCTATAAGCTGATTGGGCTTGTTTATAATCTCTTTCTTCGTCTTTTTGCTTATACTCTTGTTGTTGCCTTGCCGAAGTCCTTTGTTCTTCGCCTGTTTTACCGATGGTTTTGCGGTCATCTTCTCCTTTGTCCTCTAATTTTTTCTTGGAAAATTCGTAAGCGACACCAGCAGCTTGTCGATATTTGTCAATATCAAACCAGTCGTCATCTTCGTAAGATGCAGCTATATTATCAGCCATGAGAGATTAACCAAATAAAAGAACTTAGAAGTTACCCATCATGTTGGCTAAACCAGCAGCCCATGTATCACGGCGACCTTCAACAGACTTTTGTCTTTGCTGAGTTTTCTTAGAAGCTTCTAATCTACCAAGTAAATTCTCAAATTGTTGAATATTAAAATAATTTTCGGTGTCAGCTTCAGAAGTCATTTTAAACCCTAAAAAATTTAACTACAACAATTATAACAAGTATATTTTTACGAGAAGTTAAATGATCCGACTAAGCTTTGATAAATATCACCTTCCTTGGCAATTTTAGTAATTTCTTTTGTACCTTCATTTTTCAGTGTTTGAATTTCCTTATCAATAGTTCCTTGTAAGTTTGTTAATCCACTCTTAAATAGGTAATCTCTTGTCTGATTAATATTGGTTAAATGCTGTTGAATTTCTTCTGGTGTACCTGTAAAACTACCAGAGGAGAAATCACCTACTGTAATTCCTGTTAAGTTCGCTAAATTTGCTTTACCTTCTTCACCATCTGTATAGCTAGGTAATAAATTACCACCGTAATCAAATTTATAATCATCAGTTCTATTGCCATCAGCATCTCTAATATTGTCTCCATACTGAGTATCATAATAATTATTTAAATAACTTCTATTAAATTCTTGCTTGTAATCCAAACTATTCATTTCAGTTGTTTGCCAATCTGAAACACTAGCTGTTGGAGCACCACTAAAGTAATCTTGTATCTCAGCTAGTTCATCTTGGTCTGCATCTCTACCCCATAAATTTTTAAAAGCATTTGTTGCTCCTGTTACATTTTTGTTATAAAGAATTCCACCAGTTCCACCAGTTGTTCCGCCACCAGTTCCACCAGTTGTTCCTCCACCAGTTCCATAATATAAATCACTTAAGCTACTTTTAAATGTATCTGGAGTAAAGGTTTCCCAATCACTACCTGCATCACTCCAAGTAGTAGGAGTTTTATCTATTGCAGCAAATTCTTCAGCAGTATATGTAGGATTAAATTGTTCTGCATCTTTATCCCATTTTTCCCAATATTGTCTTGGGTCTGCTCCAGGACCTGTAAGATTTGAAGCTGTTAAATCATATTTACCTACATAATTATCAACTTCTGAAACAGCTTGATCGTAAGAAACTATTCCTCTATTTAAACGACTAGTTAAATTAGTTTTAAAATCATCCCATCCTGTTCTACCAGCTTGAATATTACCTATATCTTTTTGATAATTAGCTAAGTTAGTTTCCCAATTAGCAAATTCAGCTTGATCAGTTTTACGAGTTTGTTGTCTTTCAAAACTTGCAAAGAAAGGATCTGGTTCAATTGGATCAGGAGCTTCTATAACTGTTTTATTACTACCATAATTTAATACAGTAATTGGTTTGATTTCTGGTTCTTTATCTTCTTTTTTTCCTCCTCCCCCCATTAATCCCCCACCACCTGAAGGAAGAGCGAATGCCATCCCATCATTATCTGAATCGTTATCAAGAATTAGATTTGCAACGATAAAGAATAAAACTAATAAGTAAAAATTAATAAGCATCATTAGAATTTTGGCCCTAGTCCTAACATTAAGTTTAACTTATCTAATTGGTAAGAACCTCCCTTACCTTGCTTTGCAGCGTAATTTAGAGCATCTCCCCACGACATTTGAGCAGCATTTAATCCTGCTTGTTTTCGTGATGCTTCTTGCATTGTTGGATTTAATGTATTTATAGCATTTTTAATATTTTCTTGTCGTTGGAAATTACCCATTTTTGGTGCAAAGTCATCCATATAACGACCTGCAAATTTTAAACTTCGATTAAAATCTTGTGTTTCACGCCAATCTTTCTGCATTAATCCTTCTAGTTTTTCAGCTCTATTACCAAACCATACATCTTTAGCTAAATTAACTTCTGATTCTTTTGCGTTTGCAGCTCCTTGTAATTGTGCTCTAGTATTTTCAGCACTTTGAGCAGCCATTGCACGATTGCCCAGGAAATTAAAGAACATTCCTGCACCCATGAGGCCAAGTCCCCAAGGTCCTCCTAATGCTGCTAATCCGAGTGGTGCTGGCATTTTATTTAATCCTCTTATTTAACATTTTAATACTGGTAAATTTCATTCTTATACCCTTAAAAAATCTTGAAAGCTATAAGCTGAACGAACCATGTGAGGTGCTACTGCAGGGGATGTTACAAAGTTAGGTACTTTTATGTTTCCCCATTGACTAGCCATTCGATTACCTGTGTCTGCTGCAAGCATTGCTGGTCCTAATTGCCATTTATCCATTCCTTGCTGTATTCCTTTAACTCCTTTTAAAATTTGTCCTTTTTTATATAGATCTTCTTGATAATCTCTTTCTTTTTGAAATTCATCTCCCCAGAATTTTCTCCAACCCTCTTCTCCATCTGGAGTTTCTTTTGGTGCTTTTTTTCCATCATCTGTTGGTCCGCCTACTTTTGGTCCTTTTTTCTTATTTTGCTCTTCCATAAATTCACCAAAAACATTTCCAGCTCTAGTCCCATCACTCATAGTACTTCCCAATACATTAATAGGAGAAGGAACAATACGTGCTGGTAAACCACCTCTAGTAATACTCTTTTCTGCCTCTTCTACAAGATTTGGTGTGATTTGACTAGGGAACATCACTGATCCAGTTCCTGCATTTTGTTGCATCCATTTCCAAAAGCTCATCTTAATAACCTCCTGTAATCATTGATTGGAGCATATTGGCACTTTGTGCTCTCATCTGACCCATTTGACCCATTGCTGCTACTTGCATTTGTCTGGATAGATCAGCTTGCCTTAGCTCTTCTCTAATAGGAGCCATCCTTTCGTACTGTCTTCTAACAGCATCAAATTCTCGACCTTCTCGTTTTAGATATTTGGCATAAGGAGTAATTGGTATATCGTTATCTCGACCATCAGGATCTTTTCCACCTGGTATTGGAATTCTCCAGTCAGGACCACTTAATGGATCATTAGGGTCCATACCAGCTACGCCAGCTGCAAGATTAATACCACCTTTTAATATTGGCTCTCCAAGTGCAGAACCGATAGCAAATCCCCATGGATTACCTAATGTTAAAGCTCCTCCAATTAATCCTCCACCAAGAGAGCCTACTGTACCTACTACGTCTCCTTCTAATACATTACCTGCAACAGGCAGCCAAGGAAGAGCTTTTCCTCCAAGAGCCATAGCTCCTGCTAAACGAGGAGATGCTCCAATTACAGTTTTTGCATTAGTTCCAAGCATACCTAATTTCGATAGTTGCTTTGCTCTTTGAGTTGGATCTAATAATGCATATCTAAGTTTTTCTATATTTGCTCCTGGACCTGTTGTTGAAACATAACCTATTCTTGCTGAAGTAGGATTACCTTTTAAAAATTGTTTTGCATCCCAAGGTGTACCATAAGGATTTAATATTCCACCTAAAATTTGTTGGGAAGGTGCCATTACAGTAGCAGCCATACTTCCTTTACCCCATGCTTTTGCATTCCACGGGCTAACATTACCTGTACTAGAAAATAAATCTGTATATGCTCCTGTTGGGTATGTTATTGCCATTACGCTTCAACATTACATTTCTAATATATTTATTTTATCAGCCTATATTCTGCTGATACTCAAATGTTGTTGGATACTTTGGTTTTGTCGCAGATGAAATAATCATGTTACTAATCTTACCTGCAGCAGCACCAGCTAAAGCTCCTAATCCACCTCGCATAGCTACTGTTCTTGCTCTTCTAGGTAAAGCTACATTTGTTGCTCTATTTAGACCTGTATTTTCTCCTGTTCTTAAAGCCTGTTTAACAGAAAGTAAGCCACCTGCAGCAGCACCAACGGCTTGTAATCCTACGGGGAATCCAATAATTCTTACTTCTGGATTACCTTCAATATTTCTCATAGAACCTTTAATTAATCCCATACCTGTTATTCCTTTATTCTGCCAATGATCTTTAATGAAATTGCTGTATTCAAGTTTAGTTAGATTAGGAATATCTTGTTTTGCAGTTTCATACTTTAAAGGTCTACCTCGTCTACCTAGAACCATACGTTCTATAAATTCGACTCCTGGTTGTGCAGTCTTTCTACGATCATCAGAACCAACTTCTGCATAACTTTGTGCGTAACCTTTAGGTCTAAATAATTCTCCAGGGTTTGTAGCATCCCAAACACCAAGAGAAGCAGCAGCTGGAGCACCCACACTAGCTAAGGTAATAGCAGATCTCTGTGCAGGAGTGTAAGACGATAATTGATCACCAATGACAGCACCTTGTACACGATCCAAGATTGCCATTGGATGATTATGTCTCCACCAGATATGTCTAGTTGAGTCATAACCCATATCGGTCATACCCCTAGCGGCAAAAGCACCAGCAAACTTAACAGGCTTTCTTATATCAATAGGTTCTGTTTTTGTAGTCTTGATTTGCTTAGTAGCTTCGTCATAAACATCTCTATCGACTCCTTTACTTAAAGTCTGCCAAAAATCTTTTCCTCCCGAAATTGGTAAAACAGTATGTCTATTATCTCTAGCAGTTCCTGAAAGATCTTGTTGTGCTTGAACAAGATCACCAGTTTTACCTCCTAATAAAAAATCTTCTTTTGTTTGACTAAGCCACTTACGTACACCCATCAGACAGCCCTCATCGGTACGCCTTGTAATTGATACATTGTTCCTTGAGCTGTTGTTGGATCTAATCCATTTAAGTATTTCATCTGAGCCAACTGTTGCTGTTGGACATTACCTTGTTGTCCTCTAAACCAAGGTTCAATAACTAAAGGTGCTCCAATAGTTGTTACACCCATAGCAAGACTTTGAGGTGTACTTAGGTTGTAACGAAGTTCAGGTTTCTTTTGTCCAATGTAATAAGATTGTTTTGGAGGATTAGCAAGATATACACCAGGGGCACCACCAGATTTTTGAACTTTTTTAATTGATTTAGGATCAATTACAGGCATCATCTGTCCTGCATATTTTCCACCAAATACATGTTTACTAGCTAATAATCTACCTATACCAGCACTAGTAATTAAATCACCAACTGCTACAGCTCCACCAGCAATAGGATTTCCTGTCCATAACGTTGTACCAACTCCTGATAAAATTGCACCAGGGATTGCAGACCCAAAGATATTTCCGCCTCGCTTATTTAAGAAACTCTGACCACCAGGTATTCTTTTTCTACCCCATTGCGTTAAAGCGATTTTTTGTGCTTGACTTAAAATCATAACCCTACGCAGTTCCTTCTATTTTATCTGGACTATTCTTTTCTTTATCTATAACTTCTTCACCTTCTTTATTTTCAAGTGCAGCTTTTTGATCTTTAATAACTTTACCTTGTCTAGCTAACAATTCGGAAACACTTAAATCACCTTCAAATTCACCTTCTGCTTCTGCTTCTGCACGAGCCATAATATAACCATTTGGATCAGGATTAGACATTCGTGGCATAGGATTCTTAGCTGTTTTTCCAGGGTTTAATGTTGGACTAACTCGATATGCTTCTGCCCATAAAGGATTAAAATCAGGTTGAGCTTGTGGACGTTGAAAAGTCTTTGCTCTTCCTTCTATAAAGTCATAATCCATTGGTCGATTAAATCTACCAACACCTTGGAATAATTCATAGTCAGATGTGACTTCTTGATTTTCATCAAAGAAAGGAGAATTACCAACAAAATTTAAATCAGGGTTTTGCGTGAGTTTCTTACTCATCGCATGTTTTAATATATCTTCTCTTTTAAAACGATCAGCATTAAATGGATAACCTCCTACTGAAGCTTTTGATTTAAATAGATCTCCAAAATCAAGTCGTTTACCTATTCTTCCCCTGTTGTTAAAAGGGTTAGTAATATAACGACCTAAATCTAATCTATGATCTTTAGTCATTCTTCTTTAGATTTTTTCTTCTTATCTAAGCCTACAAGTGTTTTACGAAGTTGTGCTTGTTTTACAGTCTTTTTATCAAACTTATCTGGATCGGATAAAACATTCTCTTGAAGCTGTGCAGTTGTAATACCACGCTTTTTAGCTTTCGCAGTAAATGCACCTGGATCACTAACGGCACTTTTAATCCAACTACCTTTCTTTTCTTTTTTAGAATCTTTCTTAGAGTCTTTCTTTGATTTAGCCACTACTTTCTATTCCTCCGTTGTCTTCTATTATAACGATCTTGTTCTTTCCAAGAAAGATCAGAAGCTTGAGCAAATAATGATTCAGATAAATCGTTTGTGGATACAGGACTTAGATCTTGTTCAATACTTAATCTAGTACTTCCTTCTAATGCAGGGTTATCTCCTGTTTGAATCCATTGATCATATGGAGATGAAGTACTTTGTTGTTGCTGTGCTTTTTTATTTAAAACATTAGTATCTTTTGGAGGACTAGCTAATTGTCTTCTTAGTTGCCTCATCTCACCAGATAAGCCTGTATTATCAACTTTTATTTTTCTTTGTAATAAAGGTGTATTAATGTTTTGTCTTCCTAATTCAACTGAACTTTGATAACCACCTTGTATTTCACCTTCTGCAAAATCTTTTAATTGAACAATATCTTGATCTCCCCAACCTACACGTTCAAATTGTTGAGCAGTTACTGGAGTTTTAGCACTTGTGGTTATATCTGATGTAGGTGCTCCCATAGGAACTCTACTAAGATTTGGATCAGGAGTTGAAACGGCTATTTGCCTATTTTGTCTTGTAGCCAAATCTTGTATATTAACTACCTTTTGTTGTCCTTTTTTAGTTTCTTGAAGTGTTGACTCAACTGGAATTAAACTAGTTAAACCTTGATCATTTTTTCCTTTAAGAACTAAACGTCTTTGAGCCGCTTGATCTCTTGGCTTTCCAATAATATTATCTATAAAACTATATGCAGAATAACTATCTAATACAGGTAAACGAATATTCTTTTGTGTCATTAAATCTTGTTGTAAAACCTTAGCAACATTTCCATAACTAGCTTCAATAGGATTTGTAACTCGTTTTATAACTGTATTTACAGGAACATTAGTTTTTCTAGATATTTCCTGAGCTACTAAGGTTGCTTGTGTTTTTGTCATCTTTTGACCAGTCGTTGCATTTTGTTTGTTAAATGCTTCAATACGTTCTCTTAATAAACCACCAGCTGCATTTTCTGTAGCAATATTATTTTGAATCTGATTAACCATACCAGTTAATTCAGAACGTTTTAAAGAACCTCTTCTTTGTTCAATAACTTTACCTGCTGTATCTAATACTTCAACTTGCAAAGGAGCTTGTACAACTTCAGTTCCTGCTTCATAAATATCTTGAATACGACCATATTGTTGAGCTTTACCAATAGGCTTATCACTTAATAAACGATTTAAAGAAACTGGTTGACTCATAATTATATTTGGATCACTTGAAGTCATTCCAATAATTGCTGAATCTGGTAAAGAACTTGTTAAAGAAACTTCACTCTTAAATGGTTGTTTTGTAGTCGAACTAGTAAAAGTTGCAATATTTCCTAAACGAGGAGCTTTATCTTTTTTAACTATTGTTTCAAGACTTATATCGTAGACAGGTTCTGATACAGGTAGTGTTGCTGTTCCTCCTGCAAAACGTCCTTTCATAGAACCTTCACCATAAGCAGGTGTTATGTTTTCTGATTGGGGATTTAAAGTTTCAAAAAATCTTTGACTTTCACGATTAGATGCCTGTGTATATTGATCTAACTCATTAACAACACGAACTGTACCATCTGGATTTAAAGTCGTTGAACTTAACCCTCCAAAAATATCTTGACGTAATTGTGATAAACGAGTTCCTGATTCTTTATAAACTTCTAATTCACTTAATAACTCAGGTCTAATAACTGCACTTGTTGTATCTCCTGGAATTTCAAAAGCATTATTTTGCACATTTTGAATAACTTTACTTTTATTAACTTGATAAGGAACATCCAAAGTAACTGGTATGCCTTGTTGAATATCAGCTAAAGCTTGTGGATTATTTTTAGCTAAAACCTCACCAAAGCTTACTTTACCTTGTACATCCACAGGTAAGTTTAAATCTGTCATATCAACTTGTCTTGATATAACTCGTGGTGCTACTTGTCCTGCTCGTGCTAACTCATCCCATTTACTTGCAAAGACTTGATTTGCTTTTATGAATTGTTCATTTGTTCTTTGCTGTAAACCAACATCTGCCAGCATTCGATTTGCAAAGTCTTGTGTTGGATCAATTGTTTGAACACTTCCTTCTTGTAAACCTAACTCTGCTGCTACTGGATCAAAAGCTCCATCCTTTACATCTTGTACTGTACTTTTAGCAGTTAGAGAAACAGGAAGTTCACCTTCTGGAATAATAGGATCACCACTAACGATTTGATTTCGTCGATTTACTTGAATATTTTCAACTTGTAATTCTCTTCTAAATCCTTCTAATCCTCCAGGAATTGTCTCAGCGTTAAATCCAGGATCTAAAAATCTAGGTTCTTCTGTAGAAGCATATCTATCAATACGAGCATCAATTTCAAAATCAGGTAATCCTTGTTTCTGTAAAGCTATCTTTATACCTCCTAATCGTTCTGCTGCTGCAACAGCTGCCTTATCTACTTGAGGAGTACCAAGGCCAGCGGCAGCCTGTCTTGTTTGTAATGCTTCTTCTGCTAACTGTTGTGCTTGAGTAACAGATTGTCCTGCTTTTGCACCTGGACTAGTTGTATAAGTACCTGCAGATAAAAGTAATGGATCTTCGGCTGCAGTTAAAAGTAATGGATCATCTCCTAGAGTTATTCCAGCTTGTTTAAGCTGTTCGTCTGTTACATAATCTCTAGCTTGTTCAGGAAACTCTTTTGCAGCTTGTTCTTTTATTGCACGAAACTCATTTCCATCATCAACTTTAGTTCGTTCTAAAAGTTCATTAATATCATCTTTTGCATCAGCTCCTGTTTTCTGTATATCTTGTAAATTTGTTGTAGAAGATGTATTCCTTCCAGAGGGAGCAGGAGCATCAGGATCTAATTGTTGTGCTACATCTCTTCTAAAGTTCTGAACACTTGTTTTCTGTTTTGCAACAAAATCTTGTACCTTTCTAACATTTGCAGGTTTACGTAAGAACAATCCTGCTAATGCACCAGCACTTAAACCTGTCCACGCAACTGCATCTCCTAAGTCAGGAGCATTCTCTTGTCTTTGTTGTTGTAATTGAGATTTACGCCATTGTCTAACTGCAGGAACTAATGCTGCTTGTTCTTTCTTATTTTGAGGCACTGGAGTTCCAGTAGCTTGAGCATATGCGTAAAAGTCTGCAGTTGAGACAGGCATCTGAACTTATTACCCGTTATTTTCTTTCTATTATTCTATTCTTGATAAATCTAAGAAATAGTTCCATTATGATTAATGAATCAGCCTCGTAAAAGTTTGATGGAATCGAAAGTAAGATTAGAAAAAATCAAAAGATTAGAAGCCATTAAGAAAAAGGCAGAAGGTATGGCAGAAGGTGGGTCTGCTAGTGCCGAAGTTAATGATTATATCCAAGATCAAAAGAAGAAACTTGCATTTGAAGTGCCAGATAAAGAATCATTTATGAAAGCAGTGCAAGCATCGGAAAAATATCAAAGTCAGAGAGACAAAACTAGATATTCAAACACAGATTTAAGATAATCTTTAATAATTAGGTAAATATCAAATATCAATTGGACTTTTGGCCCCATATTGGTGCTAATTAGGGATTTTTAGTACAAAATTAACTTTTTTGTTGAAAAACAAGCCTCGTATATATCCCGAATAGGGAACAAAATTATCTGAGTAGTCTCCCATCACCTTTCTGTAGCTATCTACGTATAGAAAAAAAGAAAGGTAGCACTTACCCTATGGAGTTTTCCACATGTCACGCAATGTTACTAACGTTTTGATCGTTGTCTTCCTCATCGCAGGTGTAGGACAGATTGGTCCACGACTTAATCAAGTTCTACATCCAGATGTTGCCGCACAATGTCTTAACGGAGAGAAATTCACTAGAGATTTCTGCATCTCTTATGGATTTCGCACCAAGTGATTCGATTCGCCTTGCTAGTACTGCTAGTGAGGCTTTTCGAGTTGTCCTTTCTAACAAGACCATGTTCAATACCACTCACATTCTAGAAACTCAACGTTATCGTTACGACTTTGTAGTACTAACTGAGTCTTTAGTGTGGTTAATTGCTCACTCCAAGCGTCCTAATCTCTCCTCTTATGAGATTGATATGCCAATAGAAGAGGCTCGCTCCTTCTATAAGAAGCAATTAGTTAGTGTATAACTCCCCAACGCCCTGTCAGTACTGCTGATGGGGCTTTTTTAGTGCGTATATGATGGTTTTCCACAGCTTTTCCACCGTTTTACCCCATTTTTCCCCTATTTGTGCCCGAATTTGGGGAGAGAATCTTGCCACGGTATCTACGGTGTAGAACTGTAATGACCTCACCCCTATGGTTTTCCACAGGTGTACGTTCCACTTACCCCCACATACTCAAATGGATTTCAAAAAGTTCATCGCTAAGTCTCTCCGAGGCACAGCTGACATTGTTGAGTCTGCATCTGTCCGTGAGTTTCGTATTGTATTACGAGACTTGGTAGACCCAGACAAGAATGATGCCCCTAAGAAATTAGAAGCTGGCAAGCCTGACAAGAAGGTTAAGCGAGTTGCTTAATGAATACCACCTGCCTTACTAGTACTGCTAGTAGGGCTTTTGGTGGTGTCCTTCCAAAATTGACTCATGCCTACCCCTCCTGTAAACCTAGTGAAAGGTGTATGTGTTATCTGGATTGCTATCTTGACTCATTATTTTATAAAGACTCAGGTAGAACTTATAGATGATGCAACCACCCTTCAATGTTTAACACACGACTGGCCTGACGATAAGAACGATACCATGCTTCAATGGTGTTCTGATAATGAGTACCGTACAACTGGTCCTGTTATCTATCGTTATAACTAATTGATTGCCTCACTAGTACTGCTAGTGGGGCTTTCTTGGTTGTCCTTCACAACTTAACAACATGGGAACACGTCTCCGTCCTTGTTGCAAAGATCCTGTAGTTTTAGAACAGTTGATCGACGTTCCTTCTGGAACTTACGAACGTGTAGAGAAGCTAGAAGCTGCGATACATGCCGTAACAGATCCTAAACATTTTAAACCTGCAGGTGATGAGCATCATGATGATTCTGTTCGCTACCTATTTCATCAGATCAAAGAGTCTGATCCGAATCTTCGTAAGATGTCAGATTTCCTCTCCAACGGATGGGGTAAATTTAACCTCTCTTTAATTGACTCAGTTAGAGAAGAAGATATGGTTATGGGTTCTATTGATCCTGGAATAAGAGCACAGAATATGTTAGTAAGTTCAACCAGTGGGAAATACTTCTCTGGTCACTTACAACCTCAACAGGTTGCTGAGTTATCAGAAGGTTTCCGTTGGTTGTAACACACGATTGCCTTCTTAGTACTGCTAAGAGGGCTTTCTTACTTGTCCTATCTAGTACACACTTATGTCTACTATGAGCGAACTTGATCGTCAGATGAAAGATGCTGTTGATCAACCACCTACTTATGAACAAGCTACCAATGAGCCGAAATTCTCTCAGTGGCCTGTCAATGGCAAAGGTCCATGTCAACAATATAG